ATCTACAAAGTAGACAACCATTTTGCGTTGTGTTTCATAAACTGCATATCTTGGCATCTCAGCACCCCTTCGCGTTGCATATGATGGCGATAGATGCATCTATCGCTGCGTTCAGATTGTCAGTGTAGTCCTGACCAGTGAGGTTTGAGAACCTAGCCAGTCCGATCTTCTCCAGCGCCGCCAGCATGTCAGGCGCAGCCAATATGATGTTGAGGTTATTCTGGGTCCGGTGCGTCATAACCCGACAGACCGAAACGTCTCTGTCGGTGTCCACCGCCTTGATGTAGACGCTGTTATTGACCCATTTGGTGGTCCAAGGCCCCGGCGTGTGAGGCTGTCTGTGCTTTACGATTGCGTTCATAGGTTTATCCCCCATTGTGCAGCCATTGCGTCTGCGATGCCCTGATAGGTGCGGCTGCGCTCCTTCCACCTATCAACGGATGGCCCAAGCTTGTTCTGACCGGAGTCGGTCTGGTTTGCCCACCGGGGGCGACCGTCCACCATTCTGGGGTCAACCCATTTGGTGGGGACCAATGGTTCCAATCCTTTCAGCCAAAGGCATGTCGCCTTGCTGGCGTCATGTCCAAACTGGTGCGGCTGGATGATCTGGTTGGGCTTCTTCCAAGCCGTGTTGAGGCGACCTATCGGGTTCTCTATCGCCACCAATGGGATAGGTGCGCTGGCAAGATGGATAGCGAACCGCAGGGCCTCCGCAGTCAGGGTAGCGCGCTCTGGCCTGCGCTTGTTCCAATGCAGACCCGAACTGCAAAGATAGGTGCAGGGCGGATGGGCAATCATCATGTCCCATGTCTGACCGTAGGCGGTCTCCAGAGCGCCACCTTCGATGTGCCATGTAGGGTCACCCTCACATGGCAGGAGATCGCAGGACCATGCGTCATGTCCAAGCTTGCGGAAGGCATCCCGAACCGTTGCGCTGGTCTCACAGGCTACTAGGATCTTCATTTAACTTCCTCCCAAGCCCTATGAACCGCCTGCTTGAACTCTGCATCTGTGCATTCCGAAAAGTCGATGTCCATCAAGTGATAGACCTTGAAGGCCTGATCCCTTGTGCATTTCAGAATGTTCATGATTTCATAGATGTGTTTCATCAAACGACTCCCGCCAGTTCCATCTCCACCAAGATGACCGCATAGGGGTCTTCTTCCATTTCAAACAGGGCATCCATGTCATGGTCATAGGCGACTTGCATGGCCCTTGGCATGGGAGGCGTGTAGTCCCGTCCAAGGGTGTCAGGGTGAAGGCCGGTGCCAAGCAGGGCGACCCATTTGCGAGCGATGTCTTGTGATGTCATTTTTGCAGTCTCCTGATTTGACGGGCTTTGCGCTGGGCATAAGCCATGGCTAGGGCTTCTGTGGGATACCACCGGACCATAGGGCAGAACCCTGTCTCATCCGGATATACGCTGACGCTGTAGGGCTTGCCCTGAAGGCATTTATTGCTAATGGCGAAGGGAACCAGCTTGCCCCCTCCGCTGTTCCACTGAACCGATATGCCGACTGTTTCATCTGACCAAAGCTGTAGACTGGACATGGCCGACTCCTAGTGATGGGCGGCAAGCAGCCACTGACGCGCGCTTTCGAGCGAGTAGCAGTGTTTGACTTCGCCATGAACCGAAACCGCCCTCCAATGGTGGTGGTCGCGATTCTTGATTTTGATCTTGTTGATGAGACCGACAGGGTGGCCGAAATAGTTAAGCTGCCAGACACCGTCAGGGGATTTGTTAAGCTGGATTGGGTTTTTGCATTGCTGTATCATGTGAAGATGTCTCCGTTGTGGGACGAATCAGAGTGTATTCTAAGCTTGGCCGTAGTGCAAGCGCAAAGTGACCACCAACCACCAATCAACCACCAATTGACCACCAATCCGAAAGGGAACCACCAATGTCGGATATCGAGATATTCTATGTCGCCTTCACCGTGTTCTTTGTCGCGCCTGTCGCGCTGGTTCTTTGGGCGGTGATAGTAGACCACCAATCGACCACCAATCGGGTGACCACCAACCACCAATCCGCCCCCACCAATGATGTATAGGCGCGCGTCATCGCGCCCTGGATTGGCCTGGAGCCAAAGCCAAGGTCGTGTTGACATCCAGGGTAGCTAGAGCTTAGCTATCCCGTCCAGTGTGGCGATATGGGAGTCGGATTAGCGCTGGAGTCGTTTGCGTCTCATTAGCTCGAAAGAGATGGAGTCCATCTCCGCTAGTAGCTTGGCAACGTAGGGGTCGCGCGTATCGCGTTCCCGATATATCGGAAGAGTCGCGCTTATATCGCGCAAGGCGTGATTCAATTCGGCGATAGGCTTGGAACGGGCGCGCGCTTCATAATAAGCGAGCGAATAGGGTGCGGGTTCTACTTTCATTTTGGACTCCGGTTAAGCTTGATTGTTAGCGTTACCGCCGACTCATGGGCGAAAGAAAAGGCGGGAACGAGTCCCGCCTTTGCGATTAGATAAAACACAAGGCGAAAAGCGCGCCGACAAAAAGCCAGCACCCCAATGCCAAGGTGAATTCTATTTCCTTTTCCATGGTTTGGACTCCTTAGGCCGCCTTGCGTTTAAGATAGGTCGCGCCGTTCCCATGGGCGGGAATCGCGATAGATTTGGCTTTGATGCTATTCCCGCCGCATAGGCCGCACGAAAAGCATGTTGTTTTCGCTCCGGCCTCTTTTGATGCGGGACAAAGAATCTCTTTTCCCTTTACGATATCGGAAACGGACTCAACGACTCGAAAGGTACGTTTCCCGCCTTCCCATGCGGCGCGCGCTTGCGCTTCATTATCCGCCGAAACCATATATATCGCCGGATCAAAGGCCGCTTGGGATAGGCCGCTTTGATGCGAATAGGCCGTGTGGCCATTAGCGCGCGAAAGCAAAGCTTGCCAAATATGGGCGGGAACGGCGGCGCCGTCACCGTAGGTTCCAATGCGAATCATGCGGCCTTCGCCAAGCGCGGCAATAGCGTCAAAGCTATCCAAGGCTGGATAAATCCCTTTCTGGAATCCCTTCCAAACAATGGTAGGACCTTGGCCTAGAATCACATAGCAAGGCCTTTGCTTGGCTTGTTTCCCATTGGGGTTTGCGATTCCCTTTAAGGGACAATTGCCGCATATTGAATAATCTAGGCCAAGCGCGCTGGCCTTTCGCGGGTCTATATCGCTCCGCATAATGTAAGTTTGCAGCATTGCGCCCGTCTTACGATTGCGCTTTGAAATCACGGCAATCACCATAATCGGCGCGCCGTCAATTAATGAAGGCCCATTATAGATTACACTTGATTGCGCTTTTGGCTTTTTGGCTTTCATGGTCTGACTCCTTAGCGTGTTGTGACGCGACTCAATCTGTATCTGCATTTTATGCATATTGCAAGGTAACATTTTCCCCAGGCTTGCGTAATGAATTTATTACAAAAATATGGTAGTAATCTGCATAATATGCATATAAGAATCGGGACAGGTTAACGCACACAAGGAGTCGCACAATGGAAAACGGTTTATCGGAGCGCGCAAAGGCCGCGATACATTTGGCGCTTGTTACAAAGGGAAAGCGCAAGGGGCTTTTGCTTTCATCCGCCCCTAAGGGCAATTCGGATGCTTTTGCCGCATGGGCGGCGCTTATGATGAATTGCAATTGTTTTAAGGTTGGTATGGGAAACATGGTTCGCCTTTCATGGAACCCGGAGTCGGAGTCGCTATACCGTGAAATTGACTCATGGTTTCAAGCTTTGCCAAAGGGAACGCGAAACCAATTAATCGTTGGTTTAGATAAAGATAGGCTTGCGCTTCAAAGCATTGGCGCATGGTAAGGGAGTCGAAAAATGAGAATCGGGAAATATGAAGTAAAGCTAGAATTCCGTGAAATTAAGCCAAGCTTGGCGCATTTGGGGAATCTTTTCGTCATATTTAAAACGGAGTCGGGCTATCCCATATCGGGCTATTTTGCATCGACTCTAATGAAAGGCGAGAATCGCGGCCTTGCATTGGAAGGGAGTCGTCCAGACTGGACGGTTTCGGCGGAGGAAATGAGTCTTGTGCGCGCCGCGATACAAGGCGCATTGGAAACGGGAGTCGCGCAATGATTAAACGCACACAATGGCGAGTCACTAAACACGCCGGAGAATCCGCGCCATGGTATCTAGAAAGCCAAAGCTTGCTAGATGATGGTAGCGCGACTCCATGGGGAATTATTGGCCGGTATCGCACAAGAAAGGCTGCAATAACCGTTGGCATGATCATGCGAGATAGGGGCGAGTCCATATCATGGCCGGGAGGCGCGATTCGCATGGGCTTGGCAATGGTAGAGTCTTGTTGACTAGTCTGCATAAAATGCATATAAATTGAGTCGTCCCCACAACGGGCGCACACAACGGAGTCGGACAATGATCAAGTATCGTAAAATCGGCGGAATTCGCTTTCTTGCTATCGCGCGCTTGCGGATTAGCTTTTGCTTGGCAAGTAAAGCCAAGCCCGAAACAATGAAACAAGCCAAGCTTTTAAAAGAGCCGGGCTTGCACAATGACAAGCTTCATATCGGTTTCGGAATCATAGCGCGCTAAGGGAGTCCATGCCATGACAAGTAACGAAAAGCGCATGATGCAATGGCTTCACAATGACTCTGCTATGTATGAGCGCATGATGAAAACAAGGGAACGCGCCGATAGCGTAGAAGGCGCGACTCTTGCATTTTATTATTCTCTAATTGAGGGGTTCCATGGGCGATATAATAAAATCACCCCATGGGGTTCGCCATGGAGTGTAACGGCTATTCGCGCCGCAATGGATGGCTTGCGAATATAGGCAAGGCGAAAGGTAGCAATGAAGCCCCGGTTAATCGCCGGGGCTTTTTTGTGCGCGCATTTTGCTATTGCCAAGATTATGGTGCGTAGGATTGGATTAGAAGGCCGTGGGCGGGTTTTAAGCTTGGCCGGTATCTAGTATCGGAAAAATCAAACTTGGCCGTTTTCTTGTTTTGTTCTCAATTGGTTATGTGCTATAGTGTCGGCAATGGGAAAGCGCGCTTTGCTTGTGATACAATCCCTTGACTCGCCATTGCATGGCCGGGAAAGCAAAAGGGGAATCACATGACAATGGAAAGCAAAGCGCGCAAGGCGAAGGAAAAGGCGGAAGCCCGCATAGCTCGCAATCAAGCGCAAGCGCTAGAAGAAAGCGCTATATGGGCGCAAGTGAACGAACAAGCCGAACAAGCCGTGATAGCTGCAAAGCGCAAACAAGGCGCACTATCTACATACACGGTGGAGATAGGCCAAGAGATTGTTACTAGGCTTGCCAATGGTCAAAGCCTACATAGCATTTGCAAGCTGGATCATATGCCGCACATATCTACGATCTATGATTGGATAGCGAAAGAGCCTTCATTCGCCGAACATTACGGGCGCGCGCGCGAGCATGCGGCGCATACCTTGTTCGATCAAATGCTAGATATCGCCGACGACTCAAGCCGTGACCTGCTAGAAGACGGAAGCGCAAACAATGCGGCCATTGCTAGGGCGCGCTTGCAAATTGAGACGCGCGCCCGTGTGGCCGGGAAACTAGCGCCGCGAGTCTATGGCGAGCGAATAGAGCAATTCGCTCAAACGGTTAACGTGACAAACAACACTCTATCGATAGACGCGCGCGCCTTGGACGGAAGCCAACGCGAGTCATTGCGCGCAATGCTACTGCAAGCGCGAGACGCAAAGACCATCGACGGCTAGCTTGACCTTGGCTATTCATCCAGGCCAGCCAGGCTATTGCTCTGATTATGTTGCGCCGGGAAACCAGCGCGAGCTTCGCAAGGTACCCGATGAGACCTCCACCGTAGGCCCCTCTAATAGCAAGCCGGGTAGGGTTTAGGTTCAAAACCCCTCAATCGTTAATCGGCTAATATACGGCGTCCCTATGGCCCCTGTCCAACATGCATGTTTCACGTGAAACATCCCCTCCCATGGTTAGGTACCCTTCCATAGTTAGGCATATGGCTAACTACCTGTGACAATCCTATGGGCTATAGGCATAGGTATACCCCCCCCTACCCTCTCCGGTAGTAGGTTCCCTCCTATAGGGTCCTAGCCATGTGTTTCACGTGAAACATTCTCGGCTGGCAGCTCTGTAGGTTTTTCTGGCAGGCTGCCATCCCTTTGGTAGGGAGGTTGGAACCCGCACTTGTCGCAGTAGAGCTTGTAGTCCTTGATATGGACTGCGCCTTCACAACGACGGCAACGCTTGGTTGTTAATCTTAGCGTCATCTGGTTTCCCCTACCAGTGTTTCACGTGAAACATTTATAAAAGGTAGGCCGCCATTTGCCGTCCCGCAGGATATAGGCCGTTTCTTTGTCACGGCCAGAAACCGTTGCGACAACCCGCACATCTGGCATTAACCTTGTTGCAAAATTAATTGCTCCGGTCATGTCAGTGCAGTTCTTAGGGCACAGGGTAAGCTGAACCGACTTGGCTACAAAGTCTGCCTGCACCTCCATAAGGGAACACATAAGTTCCTTGTTGAACAGCGCAGTTTCAAGATCTACCTGATCCATCTGGTTTCCTAACCATTTCAATAGTTTACATCACTTTGGTGCAGGTGGCAACGGCATCCAGTGGGTTACATCCCCTAACCAACTGCCAGATGCATTGGACCAACCAGCTTTAAACTCGTTAGCTTCCCATGCCGCCGTTTGGTAAAAATGCGTCTGCACACCAGGCTGGAGACCATACTGCCCATAGGCAATGATGACGGTCCCATCCTTAGGTGCCGTCTCTATAGGGTGCCAATTGCCACTGAACCGGGGCTGGTATAGCCCATAGCGCTTTAACGCCGCCTTCATGCCATCGACGTTCTTGCCGTAGTGCATGGCTACCTCCCGGTAGCTGGCACCTTTGCCAAGCATCTGCGCAGCTTCCGCCAAGCGTTCTTTGGTCCAGAAGTACCCCTCCTCCCGCTTTTCCTTGGTGGGGACTGCCGTAGGTACAATCGGTGCGCCCATCTCAATGTTGATAGCCTTGGCAAGCGCCTCAATGATCTTGGGGCCACATCCAGCAGCAAACCTCCACTCAGCAGGCCCGTCTACAACAACGTCCCACATGGAACCGTCATGACCGTACACATGGCCAAGAAACCCGCACACCCGCCGATTGATGCTATGCGGGCCAAAATCATGCCGGGGCGAGTCCTCAAGGACAACCATAAAGTCCCCAACACTTAGGCTCCTAAGTTTTTCTTCAAAGTCCATTTGATCCCCCTGAGGATGTTTCACGTGAAACATTTGACTAGAACCGTTACCCAGACCATCCGGGCACCCCCTGACTTGCTGGCACGGTTAACACCAGCAGGGCATTCATTCGGTGGGCTGGACGGGCCCCCAGCATCTTGAGGTCCCATAGCGCTATGGGGTCTCACCGGCCTTCCCGGCCACCATCTCTTATATAACATACCCCCTATTTTTTACAAAAACATACTAGCATGATTTGCTGGGGTGTCTATATTGTTTTTGGACAGGGGGTCTCTATGCGCAAAAAAAATATTTCCAAGCGTCGGTGGAAAGCCAGGCTGCTACTTGGCAAATGGATTCCCAGCACGGTGATTCATCATTATGGGTTTGACGAGCTATATAGAAATTCTCTTGTTTATCATCCAGAAATGCGTTTTTACAGGATTGCCTCAAGGCCATGACAACGCTCAACCTAGACGGCCAGCAGATTGACATTGAACGCCAGCTAATGGAGCTGGACAGGGCTGACTGCGAAGACAGCCTGTACACATTCTTGAAGCACTCATGGAAATACATTGATGCGTCACCCTTCACGGAGGGCTGGCCTATTGAAGCCATAGCCGAGCATCTTCAGGCAGTTGCTGATGGCGAGATCCGCAGGCTCATCATCAACATCCCGCCGCGCATGGGTAAGTCCTCCATCACCTCATGCGCCTTCCCTGCATGGGTATGGGCGCAACCTTGGCGGTCCCCAACCAGTGGGCCGGGCGTCCAGTTCCTGCATGCCTCCTATGCCCAGCAGCTTTCCCTGCGTGATTCGGTAAAGTGCCGCCGCCTCATCGAAAGCCCATGGTACAGGGAACTTTGGGGCGAACGGTTCAAGCTAACCTCTGACCAAAATACCAAGGGGCGCTTTGACAATGATCAGAATGGTTCCCGTCTTTCAACGTCTGTGGGTTCAGCTCTCACTGGTGAGGGCGGATCGATTATTGTCGTCGATGACCCCAATGCGGCACAAGAAGCCTTCTCGGAAGCAACCATTGCCGCAACCATCGAGTGGTGGGACTCTGCGCTCTCAACCCGTCTCAATGACCCTAAGACGGGCGCGTTTGTTGTTATCCAACAGAGACTTTCAGAAGAAGATCTCACGGGTCATATTATGTCCAAAGACGAAGGCGAGTGGACGCACCTCTGCCTTCCCATGCGCTATGAATGGCAAAGGCACAGTTACACATCGATAGGTTGGAACGACCCCAGAGGCTGCGACGACAACGGGACGCCTCTGGTTGAAGTGACCGAAGAAGGTGACCGTGTCGCCATCAGCCCGGAAGCCCAGGTTGAATTGGACGACCGTGAAGGCAAGCTCCTTTGGCCGGATCGTTTTGGCGAGACCGAAGTCATGATCCTTGAGAAGCAGCTTGGCCCATGGGCGGCTGCCGGTCAGCTTCAGCAGCGCCCGGAGCCCAAGGGCGGCGGCATCATCAAGCGGGAGTGGTGGAAACCTTGGGAGGCAACCAACTTCCCAGCCATGGATCTCATAATCGCAACCCTAGACACTGCATATACGGCCAAGACCCAAAACGACCCGTCCGCCATGAGCGTGTGGGGCGTCTTCAGCGACGAGAACTCAGGCTCCGCCAATGCGCCCGGCCATGCAGGCAGCAGAGGTGGCGAACGTGTCAGCTACGCCCGCAGCTACGTTGATGAAGCGCCAAAGGTCATGCTGATGTACGCATGGCAAGGACGGTTTGAGCTTCATGACCTTGTCCTGAAGGTGTCCGAGACCTGTCGGATGATGAAAGTGGACACCTTGCTCATTGAAAACAAAGCCGCCGGTCACTCCGTAGCCCAAGAAATGCGCCGCATGTACGGCGGTGAGCGTTTTGGCGTCCACATGTACGATCCCAAAAGCCAAGACAAATTAGCCAGGCTTTATTCTGTCCAACATTTGTTTGCTGAAGGGCTGGTCTATGCCCCCATCAAGCAGTGGGCAGAGATGGTCATCACCCAAGTAGGCCAGTTCCCTAAAGCCAAGCATGACGATCTGGTCGATACCGTAAGCATGGCAATGCGCCATCTGCGCGATACGGGTGCGATCATGCGCAACGACGAGTTTCAGTTGGGCGTCGATGATAGCTTGGCCTTTAAGGGCAATAATCAATGGGAGCCGCTCTATCCAGTTTAAGCTTCTTCCTGTAATATCTCCCGACTTACCAAGGATTTACCATGAACCAGGTGCTTGCCAGCGCAGTCGTAGACATCCTCAAGCCTTCGACGCCCACTACAATTGGAAATTTCAGGGTTGAGG